AATGCATTATTTGCAGGAAATTCCCATGTTGAAAGATAGAGAGAAATTGATTGAACAGGACACAATATGGAAAAAAATTTGCGAAGAATTGGATTGGGAATTTATAGCGACTATATAACTATGTTGTCACTATATAACTCCATTTCAATTTAACCGTCTTTGTATATTTTCGGTGACTGTATTATGTCACAGAAAATACTTATTTATAGTCCGCCTGGGAATCCTACCATATTCGCACCAATACCGAAACCGGCGCCTGCACGTGTAGTAATACCAACACTAGGGATATAAGTATCTAAAATAGCAAAAGTAGCCGCCGCAGTGAGCGCGAGCATACCAATCTCCTCCAAATTCAACGACCGCTTGGGAATAGCATATGCCGCAATAGCGACCATAAGGCCCTCCACTAAGTACTTAATGATTCGCTTAACAAATTCCATGACGTCGAACATTTTTATATAATACAAGAATAGAAAAAAAAAAGATATATTGATTAAAAAAACTTAAAATGAATTGGTTAAATTAATAAAAATGGCTCAATCTAAAGAAATGCAAATCCCTGAATACGAAAGAAAAGTATCAAAAGACGGTTCTTCAAATCCTAAATATGTTGATTTGTTGGAGGAAGATAAACCAATCGCTGGTCAAAAATTTGTTTGCGTATCATTTGTGTCACCCGAAAAAATTGTAAAGCAAAAAGAAATGTATTTTTTTCAGGAATTCCTAAAGCAATGGGAACTCTCAAAAAGCATGGAGAAATTTGTGCAATTTTTGAATTTTGTCAGTTTTAAATTTAAGATTTCGTTTGATGATATGATGAAGGATTTTGAGGAATTTGCCAAAGACGAGAAGGAATTATTAACCAAGAGTAGTTTGGAGGACGATTATCACACTTTTTTGGATAAAAAGGAGCAGGATTTGGAGAATGCTTTTAACACCAAATTTAATTTCCAGACTTCTACCCGCGGTATCAAGATTAGAGGCGTCTATCCCACTTTGGAAGAGGGAGAACTACGGTGCAAAATGTTGCGCGAGATGGACCCAAGTCACGATGTTTTTGTAGGTCCGGTTGGATTGTGGATGCCGTGGCACCCGGAGGCCTATAAGACGGGCCGAGTGGAATATTTGGAGGACGAGCTAAATCAATTGATGCACGAAAAGACGCACAATGAATCGTTTGCCAAGGCGACATTTGACCAGCGTGTCAAGGATACCAAGAAGAAGGCAATGGAGGAAAATGTGAAACACGCCGAGAAGACCGGTGCTTCTTTGACACAGACCATTGATGCCGACGGTAATTTGGTCGGAGTCAATAATTTGAATACACAGGAGTCATCTTTGAAAACCAATGATACTATTTCTGCCGCTGATATTCGTGCGGAATTGTTTGAAGGTGAGAACATTATTATTGGTAAGACGGATAACGGCCAGAGCGAGTTGGTCAGTGGGCCGTTTGCGAATAAGAAGAAGTCGGATTGAAGCCGAAGGTGAGCGACAGAACTCCGTAGGCGATATCCGAAGGAGTTAGTTTGTTTCTGCCATTTTTGTTATAATGATAAATATATATGCAATATTTTTCATTATCATCCACTTTCCGTAAAATATCTACGTTTTTTTTAAAATGTTCGCGGTCATTTTTCCATTATTTGTCTTGCAAAACGGAACCTATCATCAATACCAATAGTCTTTTATCATTGGACGACGATTTGAATTTAAATGATTCGGAGGATGAAGCGGCTACCCGATATGCCGCATTTATATAAATATTTAGAGGAATAAGAAAATGCAATTTTTAAATGAAAATTGCATTTTATATATTGGTGCAATAATAATAATCGCCTATTATTGTTTTATTTTTAACACATCGGCTCATTTTGGCGGCAGAAATATTTTCAAATAATGCCGCTTTTATAATTGTGTCCCATGTACCCAGAATATTATTTGTATTCGTTTCTCGTTTTTCTACTTTTTTACCAGTGGAAGAAATAAGTTTGGGTTTTGTTGCACAATCATCACTCCGAAGAGATAATCCATAATAACCTTCATTATTTCCATGTTCAGTCCATACCGTCGCTTTTAGCGCATATAAAGAAGAATTCAAATATTCTTTTATTTCTTTCATATCATTGTCAGACAATTCTTTATTGACCGATATTTTCCATTTCTGATACTCTTTCAATAATACCGAATTTAAAATTTTGCCACAATCGGAAAAATGACATACTTGAAATATAAATGTTTCCACATTTGAATTTTGCAATACTTTTTTATATTCCACACTCTTCAATTTAATACCAAGGTATCCGTGTATAGTTTGAATCCTTTTTGGTTTAAATCGGGTATCCAAATAATTTTTAAGTGCATGAAATACCTCTTTTGAAGGTTTCATTTGACTCCATAATCTGTATCGTCCTTCTATATTTACAGAAGATTCTTCCACATCTGGGCGAACGATACAAATAGTATCTACAAATTCATTAAATTTCTTAGTCATTTCATCTTCTGGTAATAATACATTTTGATAAACCGAGTGATTTTCTACATTTACAGAATCAAGCTTTGACCTTTGAATTGCGGCGATTTCTTTAATCTCATTTATTTCTAGATTTTGTTTTGCGATTATTAAATTATCTTTTTTCATTTGTTCCTTCAATTCTCTATTTTCGTTTTCCAGTTCTTCATTTCGTTGCAGCAATTTATTGAAATTGTCTATACTATATGTTTTTGAATGGATGATGTCTTTAATGTGTTTGGTTATTTTTTCAATAGTAAAATTTGTGCTATCGTATGCAATTATTTCTGTTTTATTTTTACCATTTACTTCAATATTGCGAATGTTTCTTTTTATCTTGGGGTAGGCCTTGATAAGATTTTCTATTTCTACCTTATTTTGTACTCTAAATGCAGCAACTAAAATAAAATTAATATATTTTTTATGATGGTCTAATACTCGTTCCGATAAATTATTTGTATGTCCGAATTTAATTAATTTTTCACCCGCTTCATTTGTATTGTCTATTGTTCCAAAATAGATGCATTCGGTATTTAACGGAAACTGAGCAATAGTTGCTTGTTCTACTGCTCTCAACTTTTCTTTTTTTGATTGTTGTTTTTCTTGTTCTGATGTTTGTTTAATTTCCAAAATAATGTTATTTTTTTGTTCTAATTGCAGTCTTAATTCGTCTGTTTCTTCTTCTACGATTTGGTGTAATGTTTCTTCCATTTTCATATAATACTCGTGAATTTCTGACGCTTTTTTTGTTTGTGCTTTCAAGCAGAATGATTTGAAACATTTAATTGTTAGCATTATTGTTTGCTTGTTTTGTCCGCCATTTATTTTTGGTTGTACTAAAACCGCTTTACCAGGTGGGAAAGCGCTTTTTTCCTCATATAAACTTGCTTTTGTTGTAACAAAAGCGCTTTTTTTATAATCTATATCTAATTTAAAACATTTTTCTAATAGCATAATAGCATTATTTTTTTGAGTAAATCCCAACCATTTCCATACATTATCTAAATCAACCACGAAATCAAGGTTTTTATCATAATTTAAGTAGCAATAAAAGCTACTTACGAACAATTGTTGTTCAAATCCTGTAAAATTCTCTTTCATTTTTATCAATAATTTATTATTGTATGCATTTGATAGCTTTACAATGGGGTTTTTTTCAATAAGCTCAACGATATTTAACTCTGTCATCTTATTATAGTATATATAATAGGATTGTCTTTAAGTTACAATAGCGCATGTATATTAAAAAGCACTTTTTGCAAAAGCGCAATATTATTAAATAGTAAATCTTGATTAGGTTGAAACCTGAGCAAGATTTATATAAGTAAGATATGTAAAACCACTTTATCAAATTGTAAAGCAGTTTTACCATTTCGTCTTTTTGACGCTGATTTTGGGTCCTTGTCCCCGTTTTTTCACATTATTTGGGTCATATTTTTCGTCTTCTTCGTCCGAATTCATATCTTTGCTGAGTTCCCAGAACTCTTTTGACCCCAATTTGAAGTCATTGTGAGCATCCGCCTTGTACCAAAACACCTGGTCATGTATTTTGTTGGATTTTGCATTGTTATTTATGACCAAACACTCGTAATTCTCAGTGCATTGGTCCATGACCTGACAAAAAGACTCAAAAGTGGGAAACATACCCGCATAATTTTCATAGATTCGCTTGCGATTTGCGATATATGGTTCTCGCAAAATAAAAACGTAGTCTATATTGGTGCGGAGAGTTGGGGGAATTCCCAACGGAAATTGCATTGTGATGATTAACATGATCTTCCAATGTCTCCCGTTCATAAACAATAATCGCATCATCTTATCGCGCGACCATGCGTTGTCATATAAGCAATCATCAAGAATGACAAAGGCGCGCGGGTCTATGGAACTCCGTTTAAATGCTTCGATCTCCTTTTTGATTTGCTTTAATACCGACTTTTGCCGCTTCAGAATATTCTCAATAATTGCAGTGTTGTATTCGTTATGGATAAACAGTTTCGGCACCATTTTGCCGTAAAACCCGTTGCCCTCTTCCGTACCGGCGATTACAACGCCAATGGGTATATCTTGATGATAATATAATAAATCCCGCACCAAATATGATTTACCAGTGTCACGACGTCCAATCAGAACAACAACGGGCCCCTTGGGCTCATTTGGCTTAAAACTAATAGTTTTCATATCAAATTTTTTTAATTCGAGAGTCATTGTGTGATATGTAATATTTAGAAAAAATCATTTTGATTTATAACGAATAATATATTAGTTACAAAACAAATAAGTTAGAATGTATTATTTATTAAATAAAATATATAATATTTAGGAATTCAATATGGAAGATCTAAAGATTCATTATGAAAAAAGGAAAAATGGTGACTTATTCAAATCAATGCAAAAGAAAGACGGTTTAAATTTAACAGATACGCAAAATTATATACCTATATATAACAAATTTTTTCTGTTAAACGAGACAAATTATAATACAGTGAATTTAAATAATACATTTTATGTGCATAATTTGTTACATAAAGATGAAGATGTAAAAAATATGTATAAATGTCAGATACGAAATATCTATGAGGGCGCAACAGATAAAAAAATCGTTAAACCGGTTTTTTTCAAAATGGCTCCTCTTTTGGACCCATTCAAATATTTGATTGGCAAGTATAATATAAATGACCCGCATTTATTTGACCTCCCCAAATATAATTCAACCCATGGTGATGTACATCCGAAGCTATTAGACCCGAATAATTCGGCTTATGTGGATGGGCACTTTGTTTTTCTCTCAAGTCTTTTATTACACAAGTATAAATTTTCACATAGTTTGGATTATTACGGGTCTTTTTTGTCTATAAAGAACGATTTTAAAATAGATATAATAGATGATATTGAATATTTGGATAAATCCGAGTTTTTTAATGAGAATAAAAATAAATTATTTCATGTGGAGGATTTTAGTTTTTTACTTGACCCGGCAGAAAATGAAACAAAAAAACCATTGATTGTTATAGATAAAAATGTGTCTAACAAATCAAAACTATCTATTGAGTCAATTAATGAGGAATTGTATGAAAATTTATTTATTTCGGAATTAGACTTGGAAAAAGAAGAAAAATCCGCCGAAAAAACAAATGAAAATATAATAACGTTGCAGGATATTAAAGAATTGTCTTTGGAAATTCCAGACTTTAATATGATGTTAGTAGATGGAACAAATAAAACGACCACCATTAAATCAAATTCAACTTGTTCT